GGGTATTGCTGCGCTTTTTGGGCGCGATATCTAGATTGCGATAGTAACCGGCATGGCAAATGGCAAACGCGCGACGCGGGCGCGGGCGGGCGCAACAGGTTTTAATGATGGGGTGTCCGGTGGGGGTACGTTTTGCGGTGTGCTTGGTGGGTGCCCTCGGTGTCGGCGATGTGGGGATACCGGTGTCTGTTTCAATCCGGAATTATACCGGTCTGTCCTGCCTAAAACCGACAAAACAAGGGCAAATTAGACAAAAACAAATATATTCCACGCGCGTGCGCGGGCATGGGCCACGGGGGGTACCCCAGTACATACTAGCAATACCCCGATCAATTTTATTTTTTGAGAGTTATCGATACACGTAAAAAACGTACCCCTCCGGGAAAGGAGCGGGGAACAAAACGTACTCCTTACGTGGAGGGCGGGGGGTGGTATATATTTACCCCGGCGGGCCTATGCCCATAGTACAGTCGGATTTCATTTTTGTCAAGAAAAAAAGTTGACACGCACGTAAAAAGTTCCTATACTGTTGACGTGAGCCGCATTTTTATGTCGGACCACCCCACTACGCGACACTTCCGTTGTACTAACCAAGTGGTACCGGACATGGATGCGACTCACCCCTTCCCTTTTTCGAGGAAAACGTACGATGTTCACGGCTATGATATTTGCTTGTTGGCTCCACAGCCCTAACGAATGCACACAATTCATCGATAAGCAGGGTCCGTACCTAAATGAGGGCGACTGTTCGATCCGTGTTGTGCAGATGATCAAAGAAATACGCAATATCACGCCCGGAAAGATCATTGTTGGTGCCAAATGCACCGTAATCGCACAAGAATCGACCTGAGTATGAACCTTCTTCCCCAACAAACACCGAAAAAGCGGGAACTCACACCCCAACAGACGCAATTCCTCGACATCCTCTTCGAAAACGGTGGAAATGTAACCGCCGCAGCCGTCGATGCAGGCTACTCGAAGGGTAGTGCAGTCTGGTTACGCAAAACTCTCGCCGAAGAGATCGTAGATCGTACGAAAGACATCCTGTCTATGAACGCCTACAAGGCTGCTACACGCCTCGTGGCTACAATCGACAACCCCGCCCCCGAACGCGGTGACGACCTACGCCTCAAAGCCGCTGAGAGCCTTCTCAACCGCGTAGGTGTGAAGCAACAAGAGACAATCAACCACAATGTAACCGCAGTACACGGCGTTGTCCTGCTCCCCCCCAAGAAAGAGGTCGTGATCGATGGTTAATCCCCCAACTGTAAAGCGTGTTCCAGAAGCTATGAAACTTAGAGATAAGTATGGAGCATTGGATCAAGAAGGAAACCTTCTTCCCTTCATGGACGTTTATCGTCGAGTGTATCGGGATGCAGAAAAACAAGATATGGATGAGGTGCAAGCTGGTAAATTCATACAAGACACAATGACACGTATGGGCTATGGAGAAACATACAGAAAAGAGGGAAAGGCGAGTGGTGGCAAGATATCTCGTGGCCGTTCCGCACAGGGAAGCGCGGAGAAGAAATAGGTGGCAGGTCGTCCCAAGAAAGACCCCAACGCACCCAAAGCCACGTACAACCTATCTACAAAGGAACGTGCCCGTCGTGCTGCCCAGAAGAAACTCAACGGAGCAAAGCGTCGTGCAGCCAAGACAACGAAGGCGGCAGAAGACAAACGACGCTACGCTCGCAAACTCGAAGAGAATATAGGAAAGGTAGAAAAGGCACTTGTTGGTAAAGAAACTAATGTCATCGATCAAGGCGACCTCGCAGAACTTCCTGCAGCCGTTGCAGATTTGGTTGATGATGCTGAAATCGTATTTAAGCCGAATGAGGGACCGCAAGAAGAATTTCTTAGCGCGGGTGAAAGAGATGTACTCTATGGCGGTGCAGCCGGGGGCGGTAAGTCTTTCGCTCTCTTGGCCGATCCTCTGCGCTTTTGTCACAACCCTAATCATCGTGGGCTTCTTCTTAGGCGTACTCTCGACGAACTAACCGAACTGATCGACAAGTCACGCCAGTTATATACGAAGGCGTTCCCCGGTGCGAAGTTCCGCGAGTCGAAGTCCACGTGGGTGTTTCCCTCCGGTGCAACCATCTGGTTCACCTATCTCGACAAGGACAAGGACGTAACTCGTTTTCAAGGGCAGGCATTCAACTGGATAGGCATCGATGAAATTACTCAGTATCCTACGCCCTATGTCTGGGATTACCTGCGTTCTCGCCTTCGTACTACTGATCCTGAACTCCAGCAACACCTGTACATGCGCTGCACAGCCAACCCCGGAGGAGTGGGTGGTTGGTGGGTCAAGAAAACCTACATCGAAGGAACTCCCGAAAATAAGCCTTTTCCTGCCTTCGATATAGAAACAAAGAAGCAGTTTGTGTGGCCCACCGGCCACGAGAAAGCAGGTCAGCCGCTCTTCTTTCGCAAGTTTGTTCCTGCGCGGTTGACCGACAACCCGCACCTCATGGCGGACGGTCAATACGAGGCGATGCTCAGATCGCTCCCGGATGTCGAACGCAGGCGTCTACTCGAAGGAGACTGGGACGTAGCAGAGGGAGCGGCCTTCCCAGAATTCTCACGTACCCGCCACGTTGTCGAACCATTCGAACTTCCGACAAACTGGCCTCGCATACGTATGGCCGACTACGGATACGCCGCACCATCCTGTGTTCTCTGGGGTGCTATCGACTGGGACAACAACATCTGGATATACAGGGAATTATACCAAAAACACTTGACAGCAGAAGAATTAGCTGGTAGAATACTAGAAGCGGAACAACTAGACCCCATACCTCACTACACGGTCCTCGACTCGTCTTGCTGGAACAAGACGGGTTTTGGGCCTTCAATCGCAGAAGTGATGATGCGTGAGGGTGTACGCTGGACTCCGGCAGACCGCAACCGCATTCAGGGGAAGATGGAGATACATCGCCGTCTCGCTGACGATCCCTACACAGAGGAGCCGCGCTTGCGCTTCTTTTCAACTTGTCAGAATATCGTCAAGCAGATTGCAGGCATACCCCTTTCCAAAACAAACTCGGAAGACGTAGACACGAAGGCAGAAGATCACGCATACGACGCCCTGCGCTACGGCATGATGACACGTATGAGTGGCTACGCTTCGATACACAAACAACTCGGTGCAATCAAGAATCAGGTTCACCAAGTCCAAGATGAAGTATTCGGATACTAATAGATGGCACTGACTAGAGAAGAACTTGCACGTAAGGGACTCGATGGCACCCTGACAGTCAGGGAAGCTGTCGAGTATATGCAAGCACAGCCGAACAACAAAGCCCTTAAAATAACCGACAATTCGAAGCAACGCGCAGGTAGACTTATCTCCGGTCTCGAAGAACTCGGCTTGAATCCGGACATGCCGTACAAAGACCTCAGTAAGTTTGATCGAGTTGAGGGCATGAAGATTGTCGATCTTTTGGGGCCGAGTGAAACACCCGTACGTACAAATAAATGGGGTAACCTACAGGCTCTCGAAAACTTCATACGTCCCGTATTTAACGAACTGACCATCACAAATCAGACTGTCGACGTTGTAGGTGAAGACGGTCAGACAATCACCAAAGAGGCTATGTACCCCCAACTCACTGGGGAGACCACGGGACGTACACAAAGAGGTGGAAAGACCAGTGCAGAAGACGTAGATGTTCGCCCGATGCGAGGCACAATTACGTCTCAACAAGTTGATGATATATACAACGAAGCTCTTCCAGAAGTTCGCCAAAGTGAAAAGTACGGCCCTAAAGTAGCACGACTCCTAGAATATCATCGTATGACAGTGAATCGTCCGGGTCAACTCTTCGGCTTGAAGAAGTCGGATGTCGAGGTAGTCGGTGATACAATTATCGTCAAGGGAAAAAAGGTTACGGGCGGAGACAAGAAGGGCCGTCCGGAGTTACACTGGAATGTAAACTCTCGTGGTGGAAAATTGATCTTGGCGGCTCTCGAAGAATCAGAGTCCGACCTCTTATTTGATGTAACCCAGACCCAAGCAGAAAACGCATTTAGAGATCACGTCACACCCCGCTTGCAGCCCTACGCTGACAAGCTCCCCTTGATGACTTACACCCGAAAGGCAAAAACAGGGAGTAACGTCGGAGAACTAGAGCGTATAACCAAGCCTATGGACACTATAGGCTCGATGCGTTCTATCGTACCTCACTATCTCCATGCCGAGTTCAAAATCCATCAGGACTTGGTTAAGGGCGTCATGGGCCATGAGAATACGGAAACGATCTCGAAAAATTATACAGGCTTGCCCCTGATTCCTACACGCGACTTGCCCTTACTCCTCGATAATCCTGCAGATTTTAGCTCAGATAATTATCTAGGTGATGGTCAAGGAAAACATATTAAGCTCTCTGACGCGCAGATGACAACGTTAGCAGAGAGTCGATTTAAAATTTTACAAACAAACGACCTCGCTAAACAACAATCGGCAACAAATGAATTTTTAAGACTGTTGGCAGAACAGCCTGAATACGATCCAGAGGTAGTTAAAAAAGCGGGAGCAGCAGCAGGAGAAGCTGAGTTTCTATTCCAGCAGTCGAAGGCGCAAACAAAGGAACGATTAGCACAAGAAGCTGCTGATGCAGCCCTCGACGCAGAAAAGAACATGCCGCCTCAACCGATGTCCGAAGCGGATAAACAAGCCCTGAAAGACTTGGGCATGTGGAACGAAGACTACGAGCGGGCGTTTTCTAATTTAGATGAAGCACCAGACACTACGGATATGCCGGGGCCAACAACCGGACAAAAACTAGGACTGGCAGCAGCAGGAGTTGGAATGGCACTCCTAGACCCTGCACAGGCTGTTGCTGATGAAGCAATTCAACAGTCGGGTGAAGCTGCAGCACGTACGCTCGTAGGTAAAACGGTAGCTCGTCGCATACCTTTTGCAGAAATAGTTATTCCGAATGATCTTTCGGCTGATCCACAGGAAATTTTAGCAAAAGCGTTTAATATGTCCGCACAGGACTTTTACGACATGACTCCGGAGCAAATGGCTCCGTATCAACAACGATTCGATTTGGCTATGAAAGAGGCTGCTGCGATGCGCCGTGAAAGTGCGAAGCCTGAAATGTTGAAGGCCGCAGAAGCTAGACAATTTGACTTTGGAGACGAGTTTGGAAACGTCCCCGATCCGGAGCCTGCGGGCTTTGTAACTAGACCCTAATGGAGGAAACCTATGCCCGGTAATAACTACAACTACGGTGCATCGTACATCATGAACGCTGACAAGACTAGCGTCGATACGGATGAGGGTGCAACACAACTCTATCGTGAAGGCTTGGAATTCGACACTCGTGTCCAGACAGGACCGATCATCGAAGCTATGCCCAAGAAGCAAACCAAGCCGACTGTGGAAGCTTCACTGTTTAAGATGGCAGACGAACGCGACTACTAAGGAAGCGACATGGCCGATAATTTTTTAGAGCCGGACGACGAAAACGCGATTCCGATTGCGAGTCCTGATGAACAGATGCCCGGACTTGCGGGCCACATCAAGGCTAAATTCGACGACGCGGAAAACGGACGGTTTTCGTACGAACAGCGATGGCTGCAAGCGTACAAAAACTTTCGTGGGATTTACGATTCCACAACGACGTATCGCGACAGCGAAAGGTCTAGGGTGTTCATCAAGATCACCAAGACTAAAGTCCTTGCTGCGTACGGCCAGATTATCGACATCCTGTTTGCTAACAAGAAGTTCCCTCTCGTCGTAGAGTCGACTCCGATGCCGGAAGGCATTGAGGAGTTTGCACATATGCGTACCCCTCTCGACGAGATATCTAAGCTCGGAAGTGACCCCTACGGTTTTCCGGGTGATGGTCGCGACTTAGCTCCCGGCGCGATGCGGGCAGATGAGCCTCACCGCTTGGGATCGTACGGTAAAGACTTCGGTGATATGATCCTTGCGGGCAAGTCTCGCGCAGGTGAACCGCAGTTCGAGCCTGCAAAAGAACAAGCTCGGAAGATGGAGAAGTGCATCCACGACCAGTTGCTCGACACCAACGCCGTGAGTGAGTTCCGAAAAGCAATCTTCGAATCATCCCTGTTCGGGACGGGTGTTGTCAAGGGACCGTTTAACTTTCACAAGCGCGTCCACAACTGGAAGATGGACGACGATGGTGAGCGTGTTTACGATCCGTACGAGCGGATGGTGCCACGTATCGAACACGTTTCCGTGTGGGACTTTCACCCTGACCCTGCGGCTACATCTGTAGAGGACTGCGAGTACGTTATCGAACGACATCGCATGAATCGTCAACAGCTTCGCAGCTTGATCTTGCGTCCTCACTTCGACGCACAGGCAATCGAAGAGTGTCTCGCAAAAGGGCCGAACTACGAAGATAAGTATTACGAAGACACAATTCGTGAAGACGAAACAGAGCCACACATCTCTGAGAACCGTTACGAAGTTTTGGAATACTGGGGCGTTCTCGACGCAAAGTTCGCAAAAGAAGTCGGCTTAGAGGGTGCCGAAAACATGTCAGAGTTTGACCAGATGCAGGTCAATGTCTGGGTGTGTGGTACGATAGTTTTGCGGTGTGTTCTAAACCCATTCACCCCTGCACGTATTCCGTACCAAGCGTTTCCGTTTGAAATCAACCCATATCAAATCTGGGGAGTTGGTGTCGCGGAGAACATGGAAGACGCACAGATGCTGATGAACGGCCACGTTCGTATGGCAATCGACAACCTCGCCCTCGCCGGTAACCTCGTCTTCGATGTCGATGAGGCGTCACTGGTTCCCGGACAGAACATGGACATCTTCCCCGGTAAGATTTTTCGGCGTCAGTCCGGCGTCACCGGTACGGCAATCAACGGACTCAAGTTTCCGAACACCGCACCTGAAAACATACAGATGTATCAAATCTCTCGACAGCTTGCTGATGAGGAGACGGGTATTCCGTCTATCACGCACGGTCAAACGGGAGTCACCGGCACAGGACGTACCGCAGCAGGCTTATCTATGCTGATGGGTAGCGCGGGCTTGTCGATGAAAACGGTGATCAAGAACATCGACGATCACTTGCTCAAACCTATCGGAGAAGCGTTCTTTCAGTGGAATATGCAATTCGGAGAGAACGTCGAGGACATCACAGGGGACTTGGAGATCAAGCCACGTGGCGTAGCAGCCGTGATGCAAAAAGAAGTCCGCACACAGCGTCTCACCTCACTGTTGCAAACCGTAGCCAACCCTATGTTAGCTCCGTTTGTAAAACTGCCGAACCTGATGCGAGAGTTGGCAATCGCACAAGACATCGATCCGGATAGCCTAGTCAACGATGTCAACGAAGCGCAGGTATACGCACAGATGCTACAAGGGATGATGCAAGATGCTCAACAAGCAGCAAGCGCAGAAGCTAGCCCCGCTCCTGTACAGCAAGGAATGGCCCCTAATGGAGGAGTACCTAGCGGACCTCCGGGAGTCGATGATTCGGGCCGTGGTAACGGCACAATCGGAGTCGGAACTGCGCCAAGTGCAGGGGAAGCTGGGTTTACTGGAAATGCTCCTCAAGTTGAAGGATAACCACAAAGCAGTAGTGAAAAATGACTGATAGAATCACACAACTTCTAAAGCAGATGCACGATATGGCGGACGAACCGGCAAAGATGAACGTGGGCGGACGTGTTCCGGGTTACAATCTAACTGCCGATGAGTACCAAAGAAATCTAGTTGATTACTACGATTTCGGTGGTATCGAAGTGGCAAATGCACCGCCAGCAGACCCCACCGATCCGGACCCTGATCCTGATCCCGGCCCACAGATCATACCGGCGAGTTACGCCGACAGTCCGTCAGAAAACGATATCTTCTCACAACTACCAAGCCTGCCAGTGTACGGCAGCGACTACAAACCAAACAGTAGTGTCTACTTCTCCACACAAGACTACAGCGATTACATCAAAGACTACGACCTGACGTATGCAAAAGACAAGAGCGGCAACGGCGAGTTTATGGATGTTTTGACGGAAGACAAGGCAGCGCAAAAGCAAGCACTCGGAGTTACAACGGCGTTGCCTCCTCAGATGATGCCAGCAGTAGCTCTCGGCTACGTAGCCAGTAGCATAACAAAAAAGATACACAGGAACAACGCCGCCGATATTGCAGCCACTGGTGGTAAGAGCGGATCGATGTACAAGTTTAGAGGGCAGGTTCTCAGTCGCGCACCCGGCAGTAAAATTACCAATGGTAATTTGATGGGTATGGATCAAACCACTGCTCTTCGTGCCGATGAAATACGTAAAGGCTTCATACCCGGCACTATGACGTTCAAGGATGGCAACGACGGCGATGGTTTTAGTGCCGTTGTTAAAACGGACGGTGGTGCTATGGACCCGTTCGGACATTATCATGGTGCTCAACTCGCCGAAACTGGTGCCCAGATTTTCACCGGGGGTAGGCTCCGCGAAGTGGAGTTTCGTGAAGCTGCCGAAGCACTAGGTATCGACGTAAACGCAATGACTAAGCAACAGTTTCGTGATGCCGCACTCGCTCACAAGCAGTTCGTCGATGCTGAGATGAGGGGTAGTACGTTTTATGGTGGGTTCTTCCACAAGACGAGCCGCATGGGACGTGAAAGCTACAACGCCGCTCTGGAGTTACGACAAAAGACGAGTGCTAATTATCTCAGAGATAAGTACGGACTCGGAGAATCTACAGTCACCACAGGCAGTGGTACGACCACTTCGACTCTTTCAGATGCCCAGCAGCAGGCGGAAGATTATGATACTACTGTAGGAACTCCACCCTCTGACGATGGTAGCAGTGGGTTTGATTACAGTGATCCCGCCAACTATATAGATGACAGCGCAGGATTCGACTACAGCGGATTTTTTAATAGTCCTTCCCCTGAACCCGAGAGTAGAGTTACTACTGAAAGTTTTGCCGGGAGAGGGGAATATGATTTTGTAGATGAAGAGGGTGGAGCAAGATACGGCGGTCGTATCGGTATGCAGATGGGCGGAGCCGCTCCACAGGCTGCACCAGCGGGCTTCGTAGAGCGTCCGCCATCACAGGTATCTGAAGCGGCTACTGTGGCTGACGACAAACCTATGAGCGTCCCAGAGGGTACGTTTGTCATCAACGCTGCAGCCGTCGAGATAGCCGGTGAAGCGGACATAGCCGAGATGCTCAACAAAGCGTACGAAAACTATCGCGTTCGTGGTGGCAAGGAAGTCATGGGACGCACACCGTCTAAGGAAGAGGTTGACGTAGCTGTATCTCGTGGTGAAGTAATTGTGCCACCACACATCGCCAAGATCATTGGCTATGACCGCCTCAAAAAAATCAACAATCGCGGCAAGAAAGAAACGAAGCAACGTATCAAAGAGAATGGGCAAGGTCGTAGGGGTGCTGCAGGGGGTGGATTCCTCGCCGAAAAAAAGTTCGCAAACGGCGGTGAAATCTACGAAGATCGCATCATTATGATGGAAGTCCGTCGAAAGATGGACGAACTTTTAAAGAACTTGCCCGATGATGTAAAAGTCACTTCTGAATATTACGGAGACGACTATCCCGCAACAGAGGAATTTTACAAAGAGTTTGCCAGACTAAATGATGTCGATCCGGATCAGGCTATCTTTACGTTGCGGCCTTTTTCAGCAGGGGAGGAGTTAATAAACGCACCTCAAACTCCGACACTCATCAATCTCTATGCACTAGCCGAAGAGATCGCACACCTAGAGTCTAATAAATACGCTATACCTGAACCTACTACTTCACAAATTATCAGGGCGGACAGACGTACAGGATTTGATCAAGAACCCGGAAGCGATGCGTTTATGCGTAAGCAGTACGGTCAGTACGAAGAGGGTGGATATGAAACTTTAGAGGAGTTTAGTCCCGAAGATATCGAAGGATATAAAGCGGTTTTTGGCTACGACCCTACAACCAAAAGAAATGTTTTTGACTACCCAGAATACTACGCAATGGAAAGACAGTACGCCGAAGAAATGAGAGCAAAGAAATTTGCTTTCGATGTAGTCTTCGGATCGATGAAAAAAGAGGGCATCAAAGATACTAAATTAGGTAAAACTATACAGTTTACAGAAGATACATACGGCACTGAGTTTGCACGATACATTTTGGAAACGGCGAGTCCGACTATACAAAAAGGCATATTTGCAAAGTATCCTGAACTCCGAGAAAGATACTTTGATGACAAGGGCCGGTTTATCAATAGAAAAATAATGCCTGACGAGGACTTTAGAATGGCTATGAGCGCAGAAAACGCGATTATGGCCGAGCGTACCCAAAAAGAATTTGAAGCGAGTCCGGATAATAGAGGATACCTCGACAAATTCTTAGGCATACCGCGAAAGTCCACTTACATTAAAGGTTATGGGCGGGTGGAGTTCGACGACCCGCGCGCCCCTGAGTCTATGCAAACGGGGGGCAAAGTATCTACAACGCGGCCCACGCCGAGTCCGGTTCGTCAGCAAAAAGCAGCACGTCAAGAAGCCGAACGTTTTGCAGACCTAGAACTCCGCGCAGACCTCGAAGAGTTTATACGCGACGACCAACTAGCACGACTCGGATGGAGCTTATATACGTCAGGTGAGTTGAAGGTTGTAGGTATACCCACCCCGTTTGATTACACAAGAGTAACTAAGGGTGAGGGTGAAGACGCACGGGAAACCGTAAAAGATGAAGAAGCCTACGGGTTTGGTGGAGTACACTATCCTATTCCCAGACGAGATACGAAGCCAATGTTCGGGTTCGGTGACAGAAGGCAGAGATATCGATCCTCTGATGAACCTAATCGTATCATTCGAAGGCACATGGATAGGGTAGGAATCAAACCTAGCTCAGAAATACCGATGGCAGCGTACTTCGCAGAAGGAATGTACATTCCTAGAAAAGGCCGAACAGACCAAGAAATATACATGTCGGACAAGTCTTCAGTTATGCTCACGCTAGCGCACGAGTTACGACACGCTGCTATAAATCATCTGGTGTATGAGTATGGTGCGCCCGAAATGACAGGCGGCAAAGAAGAGCGTTTAATGGATTACTTCGATCAAACAAACCGCAAGCAAGCCTCTAAAAATAATAAGCTTGTTTCTCCAGTACCTCCTTACAAAGCAGTGGCAGAGAGAGGAGAGTCTGCTGTCAATCTCACCATGTACAAAAAAGAAGCAAAACTCTACAACGAGTTAGCTTCAGAGGTGTTGAAGCTACGAGGTGTTCCTCTCAGAGCTAAACCCGAAGAGAAGGGGTGGTTACAAAAAACCATAGACACACTCTTTAATTAATTCGCTGGCTACCCGCTAACAACGGCCCCAGCACAACCGGAGCGGCTACCTACACGCCAAAGTAGCCCCGCTATCAAGAGGTAATAAAATGGCAAAAGCAAGAGGCCACCGTGCCAACAAACCTAACGACTCATTCGGAACAATCAACAATGACTCGTTATATCGTGGAAAGCACCGCGAAGATGTCTACAAGGATGACGACGAAGACAACGAAGCGGAAGAGACTGTAGAAGCACAAGAAGCGGACCCCGAAGAGGCTACTCCGCAACAAGCAAACAGTTTCGTAGAACAAAAGCAACAAGAAGCTGAACACGACTACAAGAAACGATACGACGATCTCAAGCGTCACTACGATACAAAGGTGAACGAATTTAAGCAGGAAATCGCGGAACTAAAAACGGCTAT